AACACGATCCATCTTGTAAGGTCCAGTCATGACAACGATGCCACCGGAACCATCACCGCTTAGGTCTTCATGCAGTTGACGCTTGACCTGCCGTGCATCGTCCATGCTGAGGTCTACGCTGGCATCCTTGGCATCTGGTCCAACGATGAGCGATGGCATAGCACCATTAGCAAGTAATCCCCAGGCTGTCGTGGATGCCGTGTTATCGGTAGCAATCTCACGCAGTACAGCAGTCACCGGAGAGCGTCCAAGGCGGATATCGCTAGGCTCCCTGCCGTACCGGATGTGGATGATGTCAGATACAGGGATGTCAAAAGAGCGTCCATCAGTGGTGTACACGTAATGCGTTAGAGGGTTCGTGCCGTTGCCTACTGGGCGTACCATGTCCTGCGGTAGGAACTGCAAAGCGGTGACAGTACCACGAGTGGATGAGCGTATCTTTCGGATGTAGGTATTGCCGAATAACTTGTAGTCCTGCACAACCCATGCCCAGAACAAAGACCCCATAACCAGCGGATCTGGTTGTGCGATGAGCTGAAGGGCTGGATGCTCGATAGGCTCTGCCTGTTGGCTGTCTACCTTCCGCATGACCTCTGGCGTAGCCTGTGCCCAGTTCCGGATGTACCAGTCCATAGCGGAAGCCACAACACCGTTTAGCCCTAGGTCTCCTGCTATCCTTGCCCAGTCTTTCGTGCTACCCGGTAACGCTCGGCGTAGTAATGTCTGCAACTGACCAGAGCCGTAGCCGGTTAGGTAGACATCACGAGATTGGGATAACGGCAACGGCAATGCTTGTGTAGGATTAGCGGCGGCCTTACGCCCAAGGAAGCGGTCAAAGATACCCATGGCTTCAGTATCCCACAGGACTAGACGGCTCCCCATGAACGCTTTGACCCGCACACCTGCCAAGCATAAGCCAGAGCGTCCACCACGTCATCATGCCGACCAACCGGGAAGGATAACAACTCATCCTCAAAGTAAGCCGGCAGACCTTGACAATGCATGACCTGTGATTGCTCGTAGCGGGCTTCTAGAGGCGCAAAGCGTGTCACTTTGTCACGATCTGGGCGTATCCCCCGGATAGGTAGTTTCGTGCGCCTAAGAAGCTCCTGCACGACAGCAGCCTGATACTGCACCTGCTCAATGCCGATCATGCTAGGCTTCCACTTATCCGCCATAGCCTCAATGAAGCGTAGCACGGAAGCAAAGTCCGCACGGGTACGGTTGATGTCTCTAACGTAGATGGTGCCGTCTTCTGACCTACTGATAACCACAACCCCTGTGTAGTCTGCCTCGCTCTTGGTGCTGATGGCAAGGTCAACGCCAATGTAGGTTGGCAAGCCTTCGGGACAGTCCCCAAAGCGTAACCACTCCCGCTTGATTCGTGCGCCAGCGGCATCCACGAACTCGGCTAGATACTCCTGCCGAAAAGCGATGCTAGGCAGTGACTCACCAGCCTTGTCTACTTCGGTTGCATCTATCCAAGGGTTAGCGGTTGTAGGCATCTGCCATGCCATCCAGTCTGGATCTTGACCAGCCATGCCGTATAGGGTCTTGAAGTAGTTAGAGCCCTTGGGAGTACTCAGGAAGAATGCATCTCCCTTGTAGTCTGTAAGCGTTGGGCGTATTGCTTCCGTCCATGCTTGTTCCAGATGCCTTGCCATTGCGGCTTCGTCAATGATGACCCGCTTGTACTTTCTTCCACGGGCAACGGTAGAAGGGTCATCAAGCGTCCAATAGTCAATAGCTGCGCCTGTTATGAGTTCGATGCGCGGTGCAGGTGTCTGCACAGCTCGCCGGATGACAGGCTGATAGATACGCTTATGATCGTTGTATGCCTCTTCTAGGAGCCTGTAGGTAGGTGCAAACCACGCGCATGGCAAAGCATCTTTTAGAACTGGGTCACTGAGCAGATTCCCACCGAGTGTAGTTTTTCCGAATCTTCGACCTACTCAGCCACAGGCAAGGACGTTGTATCGCCTTGCCTGTGCCAGTATTACCTTTTGTCCTTCATGTGGTCGAGGGAGAACCAGTCGGATGTCAGGCACCTGTAGAGCCTAACCCGCCTGTACGCTCATCTGCTGGGATATCGTCACCAACCACGAAAGGCGTAAACACTAACTGCGCTATACGGTCTCCTGCCTCAATCACCCAGTCACCTTGCGTACGGTTATGCAGTAGCACCTTGATGGTGTCTGTATAGTCAGCATCAATAATGCCGGGAGCATTAGCAACAGCCAGACCACGCAAGGCCAAACCAGACCGGCTACAGACAAGAGCGCAAAGGTCAACAGGCATAGAGACATATGTGCCTGTATCAACACCTACAGTAGCCCCAGCAGGGATTGTAATGTCACCCGGTGAGCGTAGATCGTAACCTGCCGAGTACTTTGTTGCACGGGTAGGAATGACACCGTGAAATCTAATCTTTGCCATCTGCGTACTCCACAATCACTTTGACCGGGCTACCGTCTGCGCCTGTCTGTTCTACCCTGCTAGACCATTCCTGCTTGTGCTTACGTTCCAGCCACCATGCAGCAGCTTGCCATGTGCTATCAGCTGCCTTCTGGATGATAGCCACGTTGCGTACCTCAGCATCGCCTTCTGCTTTCTTTATAGCGTCCGCAAAAGTCGCATTATCTTGCATCCATCTGCTAAACGAATCCTCAGATATGCCAGCATAAGCGCAGGATGCTCGGCGTGTATTCCCTGCCCTGAGAGCCTGTGTAATGCGCTGTACGACCTCTTCGTTGTACTTAGTTGGTCTACCTGCCATCTAACACCGCCTTCTGCCCTGTGGCGTTTTCCCATCGCTGAATAATGACATCGCAATAATGCGGGTCAAGTTCCAAACCATAACACTTCATGCCAAGTTTTTCGCTTGCAATAATGCTTGTCCCGCTTCCAAGAAATGTATCAAGCACCAATCCATTAGGTGGACATGAGTTACCGATTTGATACTCAAATAACTCGACTGGCTTCATCGTTGGATGCTCTTCAGAGCGTGATGGGCGCTTGAACTCCAGCACGGTTGTCTGCTTACGATCTGTGTACCAACTATGTGCAGCACCATCCTTCCAGCCATAAAGGCATGGTTCATGCTTCCAGTGATAATCTTGCCGACCAAACATTGAGTTATCTTTATTCCAAATCAACTGCTCACGAAAACATTGATTGATGTCCTTCAATGCTCCTATAAACTCATATGCTTCGGTAGGAGCGTGCCATATATAAAATGAAGCACCATCCTTCATCGCCCCGAAAGCATTTGTATATACGCTAAACAAAAAGACCCTAAAGGTCGATTTGTCCATTAGGTCATTTTGTATAGAGTCACGCTTTTTTGAACCACCCTCATAACCGATATTGTATGGCGGGTCAGTAAGGTACAAATCAGCAAGCGCACCATCCATCAGCCTTGCCACATCATCAGCCTTGGTGCTGTCACCGCAAAGCAATCGATGCCTACCAAGAATCCAAAGGTCTCCCGGCTTGCATCGTGTCTCGACTTCCTCCGGCACTTCGTCTGGATCGGTTAACAACTCGGCAGGGTCAGCAGTACCAGCAAGTTCATCAATCAAAGCATCAAGGTCAGCTGCGCCGTACCCGGTACCTTCAAGACCGATAGGCGTGTTGGCAAGTTCAGCAAGGATGTCGGTTATCTTAGTCGTGTCATCTTGCCCGATACGGGTAGTCCGGTTGTCAACAACAAGAATGCGCAGCTCTTCTTCCGGCGTAACATCAACCCATTGAACAGGTACGGTTTCCCAGCCTAGAGCCTTGGCAGCCATCACCCGATGATTTCCCGCTAGGATGTGCTTTGTTGTCAGGTTAGCCACCACAGAGCCGTACCAGCCATTGACTGCTAGTGACTTCTTGATGGCTTCTACATCCCCGTGGTTAGCGTTTCTTGGGTGGTGCTTGAGCAGGTCTATAGAAACCTGCTCAATCCCCTTATTTATAACTCTACTTGCCATTCCATCCCGCCTCTATTTTCTCTTGTGTGATTTTGATAACGGCAGCCTTCATCCTGTCTTCGTCAATCCCGCAAGCCTTCGCCCTACGCTTGACATCGTTGTATAGCCATCTCGTGTACATTTCGTTGTACACCGCTAAACATCCCGCACCAAGCAGGACACCGAGAGCAAAGAGAATCATTTACATAACCTCTTTCATCATTTGTGCTATTGCTTTTAGATGCGCTTCATTGATTTCTTTTACTGTCGGTGTGCCATCAATATCAAGCCACAAGGGGTTGTTATCAAGCCACTTACCTTGTTCAGGATCAACGGTTACTTGTACACCTACAACCCAATCATCCCGCAGAACATCGGAGCTTGGAAACTGTCCAATCATATCTTTGACTCGTGAGAAGCCATGCACGTAGACATCATGTGGATGTATAGGGCATTTGCTGTACCAAGTAGTCACACCGTTGATTGGGTAATGGATGCCGATTACGTAACCTGCCCGCATTGCCGGAAGAGCATATTCAAACTTCATGGTGCTGCCTCCCCGGTTCTTGGATCAAGCTTGACTATTGCCCAGTCGTTCGCAAACAGGTCGCCGGGTGAAAGGCTAAGTTCTTCCAACTGTGTCACCCTTCCGCTTGGGCCATGCAGTTCAAAGATATTCCAGAGTTCCGAGTATCGCAGGAATACCGAACCTCCCCACTCGCTACGCCATACGGCATTCCCACCACCAGCCATCAAGGCTTGTATCACTTCGCCGAATCTCATCCCAGTACCCCCATTGTGATCGGCAGATGCTCAACCATCAAAGCCTTGATGGACTCTGCAATCTCCCGGTGTTCCAGCTGCGTATCTTCTTGCGTCCTAAGCTGCACGTAGTGGATCCAAGACCTAACCGTGCCAGACATATACATCGTGGTTGGAGTGCAAAGCGGTAGCACCATTCGTGCCGTCTCCGCAGCAATGCCGGCTTTGATAAGACCGGTATATGCTTCATTGGCATCCCGCACTGCCCGCTGTGCATCCTTGATGCGCTCCTGCTGTTCTTCGGTCAACTCTTTCCATTCTGGCAACAGTTGGGAAGATTGGCGGTTAGATGTACCAGCCAGCCGCATATCGCCCAGAATAGGCGTTGTAGCGACCGATGCATACCTTTGGCTGAACTCTTGGAAACTGAATGAACGATGCCTAAGAATCTGCGGAGCGATAGCACGAGTGGTTTTGATTTCAACGC